TCGCTGCTAAGAGAGACTGTAGATGCGAAGTTCTTGGCGTTATTCCTAACAGTGTCAAGAAACCTGCCTTCATCCGAACCATTAATGACATAAACATCAACCCCCAACTGATTACACAGTGCCTTTGCTACTGTGGTCTTACCACATCCAGCAGGACCAGAAAGAAGTAAATTAGGTACTTCACCTTTATCTAGGAAATCTAGAAAGGTCTTCTTTGTTTGTTCTGGTAAAATACACTCTTCAATAGTTTTGGGTCGATATTTTTCAACCCAAAGGAATTCATCACGCATAATTAAAGTTTATTAATAAGTTATCCTTATGGTTGTTTTAACGAGTAATCATCCTCAGAAAGATTTGCAATTTTATCTCCATCTTTATTTTCTAGGTAATTAACCTTTAATACTAGACTTCGTTTAGCATTAGAACATGAAACCTGATAAAATGGATCGGTAGAATTAAAAATTACCAATCTATTAGCAACACATTTAATCTTCTCATCTAATTGTAATCCAGGTTTTTTAAAAATAGTAGATCCATTATTAGTATTAATATAGAGAAAGGCAGTTTTACTATACGGATTTTTTTGATCTCGATCATATGCCAAAGATTTACCCGTATTACGATTTATTCCACTTATCCTAGGCCAAGCATAAGCAGTGATTTCTGATATAAGAGGAAAATCATGAGCATATCCACCTGTTCCTGTTAATTCACGTCTTTTTGAAATTGGATCAATACCTAATTTACGGCAAAAAGATTCAACAGGATACATACCTTCATTAAATATTCTTTTTCTTCTGTGTATAATATGAGAAGTATGATGCCAAAAAGGATCTCCTGTTTTAGATGTGTCGTCCTTATAGAACCATCCAATATGCCTCCCTAATACATAATCCTTAAGGTAATTAAAATCTTTTTCATGTAAAAAATTGTCAACTATTTTCATTTAAGTAGATCCTCCGCTTTAATATATATTAACCAAATTCAGAGTCTGGTTCTAATGCAATAAAGTATGTAAGATCATGATTCTTACTTGTAAATTTAGAAATTAATTTCTGAGATACAACTACCTCATAAGTTCCAGGAAGAATCTTAATATTCTCTACTTTAAAATTAAATGAGAATGTAGATTCTGTTTCTCCAACGATAATAGAGAAGTCATTAGAAGTATCATTCTTCTTATCACGAACCAGAACCTTAACAACACCATCGCTACCTACTACAGATAAATCTGGTAACTGATAAATTGCTGCTGCTTTAAGAAGTTTATCTAATTGATCAGTACTTAAATCAAAGGTAACATCCTGACTAGGAAGTTCCATTGATTTTTCTGGTGGAGTAATAATAACATTAGGATCAGCAAAGAAGTACTTAGAACGCATCTTACCTTCTCTAATTACCACATAACTATCATCATCTTGAAAATCCAATTCAGGACTATGATGAAGACCCATACCATTAAGAAACTGTCCTAGGTCATAGATACCAAAATCCTGTGGCAACTCTTCTTCAATAGTTGCCTCTGCCAGAATATTTTTCATCACACTAATAGTGCGAAGTCTTGTTCCCTGCTTAAAAAGAATAGACTGGTTAATAGTCGAAAAGTTTTTAAGTAAAGAAAGAGTTGAATCAGAAAGTTTCATATCGAGTGTTTGTTGTATCAGGTTCTTGAGTGTTGCCGCTAAAGTAATAGAGGAGTAAGCAATAATGCATTGCCTTTAGGATATCTTTTTTTGCAGATCCCTTCTTATCATAGCGACTCAAATACTTAAGTGCATTAGAACGACAGAATGATTCTGCATCCCCAACAGAATGAATAAGATCAAGAGTTTGAGTATCTGAATTCTTATTTGTGTAATGTCCCCTATAAGTAGAAGAGACATAATCTTTAAGATCTGCAATACCTTTATCTTCTTGATACTTTTGAGATTTATAATTTAAATCTGGTTGAGGTTTTGTGGCATAATACTTAGGATCATCATAAGCAGTACCACTAGACCCAATATTAATATTAAAAGTTTCTGCTGATTGCGTATAATCACCAAGATCAATACCACCAAGATCTATACTATAATCACCTAGATCACCTAGATCTATACCAGTTGCTATACCAGTACCAGCATCAAAGAATACACTATCATTTGAATTATCACCAGTTATAGTAATAGTGTCATCATTTGTTTTACCTACAACCCTATCTGCTCTTGCTCTATCTTTTGGATTGGTGAAAGGGTTCTCTCTGTCTGGATCATTACGAGTGTAATCATACCATGCATCAGAGTGCTCTATATCATCAGGGACATTAAAAATCTCTTTTCCTTTACTAGTAGTAATAATAGGATCATACTCATCACTTTCTAGAGAAGTGATAATATTATCACCTCCCGTAATAGTTACTACTTCTTCTTTTTTTTCTTTGTTCATAATAGGATAGTCCTCATCAAGGGTGCCGTTGAGAATGTCATATGCTAAACTCCATGCATTAACCATATTCAAATAAAAAATCGTTTACAAGACTTTCTGCTTTTTCTTTACCAAACTTACTAGCAAGATAACCTCCTACTGGATCAAGTCTGGTCATGTAAGAATCAAAATCTTTATAAACACTGGTATCATTTCCAGTCGGTTTCTCTAATTCTATCATATCTTTGAATTTAGTCAAGTATTCCTTAAATGTAGATAGATAGGCATTTACTTCTTCCATCTTACAATACCTAACAAAGATATTATCAGAGAAGTGATTACCCTTTTCAAAGAAACGATAGTCTTCTGTTGCTACTGGCAATCCTTCTACACGATATGGATATTTCTCTTTAGGGTGTTGGAAATCAAAGACAACAATAACCCTCTTCTCACTAAAAGCCATTAAATCCATACCAAAACAAGGAAGGTTAGATCCAGTCTTTGGATATGCTATACAGTTAAAGATGTCAACACTCTTACCATCAGTAATATCCACCTGTCTTGATTTAAGAAAGTGTGGATGTGAATGTGTGATTGCATTAAGATGGGTTCCTTTACCTTCCCAACTGGCCCACAGACCTTCTATCTTCATAGGTAGAATTGATCTGTAGGCACTTATATAATCTTGCCAAATGGTCATGCATTCTCCTCTTTGGTTAGTTCAAAATCAGCATCTACTTTATCATATAGTTCCAAGAAAGACTGTTTAGTCTCATCATCAAATCTGTTTATACAAACTTTAATTGCCTTTGCTTTATTATTAAAGATGTTGTATGCACGAAGAATGTGAACTAATCTACGAGTACTGATGATCTCATCTATTCCACCATCATAGAATGTTTTACGAATAATATCACCCCAATCCACCAATCTCTTGCAGAAATTAGTATCAGTAACACCAAGAGTAGATGCAACCCTTCCTAAAATCTTTGCTTCTATAGAAGGTGCTGGATAATCTTGCTCAAAAGTTACAGGGAATCTCTCAAGGAATGCTTCATTAAGTACATTAGTACCAATGAATCTACCATCGTCAGAACCTTTACCCTTTGTGTTTGCAGTAGCAACTACGTTAAATCCTTTTACAGGGTTAACAAACTTGCCAATCTTCTTTAGAAACAGACCTTTCCCTTCAAGGACGGGTTGGAGACAAAGGATCTTGTTTGAAGCCAAGTCAATTTCGTCGAGTAGCAAGACTGCACCCCTTTCGAGTGCCTCCACGACAGGTCCGTTATGCCAAACAGTTGCCCCATCCACAAGGCGAAAGCCACCAATAAGATCGTCTTCATCAGTTTCAATAGTAATGTTTACACGAATAAGTTCTCTACCTAATTGAGCACATGCTTGCTCTACACTAAAGGTCTTACCATTACCTGATAAACCTGTAATGAAAGTAGGATAGAATTGTTTTGTTTGTAAGATCTTTTTAATATCAGTAAAAGGACCAAACTTAACAAAGGTATCATCCTTTTCAGGAACTAAATTTTGCTGAACCTGAGGTTCTACAGCAGGAGCACTGAATGATTTCTCAATATTCTCAACTGCTTTAGTGGTTACTTCTAGGTTCCACTTACCCCTTCCAACATTAAAGTCTTTAAGTTTTTTAGTGACGGTTTGATATGCAATATCATTAGCAGCACAGAATCCACGAACGTCTGGTGCAGTGAATTCAGTACCATATGTGCTTCTCAAACCTTCAATAATTTCTTCACGAGTCATTTTAATCTCAAAAGTCATGATGTAATTTGTTTTCGATATACCTATCATACACGAAAAAGGGGGTCATATAGACCCCCAGTGGACACTTTATGAACTGTATTTCTTAATGCTCTCTTCCCACTCCTTCATTGATGATGAACAATCAGGTGGTTCAGGATCTTTATATCCTTTCATCTTTTTCCACTTATTATGCATTGCACCCATCATCCATGACTGAGATAGACTCTTAGGTCCATTCTCAAGTAGGTCTAACTGATACTTGCTAGAAGTGTACCCTTTGTACTCTTCTCTCCAATTAGAATCATCATAAAGTTTGTTTGTCATTATCCGTAAGTAAAGGTTTTGTTTTTAATTTTAGTATCACCATCTGATGATGATCTACCAGGTTTCATTGTCCCTGCTGTAAATCTCTTTACATTTCTACCTTGCTTATCTTTACCGAGTCCACCTTTTCTAGTTGCTGATACTGTACCAGTTTTTTTGGTTTGTGTCAACACTGCATCCTGACCATACTTCTTACCTAGTTCTTTAATATCTTTCTTAAATCTTCTTTTACTCTTTTTACCTGAGGTAACTACATGACTTCTCTCTTTAACCTTAGTTTCTTTACCAGTCTTATCATCTTTCTCAGTCCATCTTCCAGTTACCTTAGTAGCACCAGGAAGTCCCTTACCTTTTATATCACGATCTAACTGCTTAGCTCTTGCCTTGTTTTCCTTAGCAGATTTATCACCACGACTTCCAGAGATGATTGCCATCCCTCCTTTGTCAGATTTAGATTTTATTCTACTTAAACTACTCTCATCTAATTGAGAACAGAATTCCTTAAAAGTCTTCATCGTATATGACAGTTTCTTAACTTATTTATTCTACTTCTTGCTCTACCACAGACCTATAATAAGCCAATTTACTCCGCAGAATCTTAACTTCCTTAAGAAGTTCTGCATTTTCTTCTTCTAAGATCTCTATATGATCCTGGTAGATGATTACGCTCATGTAGTTATTTAATCATTTAAGGTTTGCTTAATGCGTTTTTCTTTCCAATCATTATACATTCTACCATATACCATACCCTCATTTGATTTGATAGGATCTCCTTTAAGAAGTTCTTTTTCTCTGACAGTAAGTTGTGGTTCTGATGCCAGATATTGTTCTTCCCAATTAGGAATATCTTTAATATACTCTTTAGTCATTTTGTTTTCCTCCTAGGTACTTGAATTGTCCATGATGTACTTTTTAATTCAACCATCTCAAAATTCTTTTTAAACTCTTTCTCTCTTTCTTTCTTTTCTTTCTCAAAGGTAGCAGCAGGTTCATCACCAGCAGTCTGTCCATACTGAGGTATCTGGAATCCAAAAGATTGACACTCTTCTGAATCACTTAAATCAATATTACACTCCTCAGCATAATCCCAGATAGCAGTATCTACCTGCCCAAAGAGAGAATCAAATGTCATTCTCCTTCTCAAATCATTTGCAATATTATCTACATGCTGATCATCTAGATCAACTCCACATGGTCTTGCTTTGACCAATTTGTTAAGATCAATAACGATCTTACAGTCGTTGTAAATTGCCATAATTAATTAGATCCAATTTGGTTTTCTGGATGGGTCACGTAAATAATTAGATGAAGCCCAAGGTTTGCTGCTAATGTAATTTTGGTAAGCAGTAAAAGTGTCAATGCTTGTGTCATGTTTAAACTCATCAGGCATTGCTCTAGTAAATGATGATGGTGCAGTAGGTTTACAAAAAGGAAGTAAATCTGCTGCTTCTAGTATAGTTTTTTCACAACTATGTACCTTACCATATCTATGGGTATACTCTTGGCATAATCCTAAACCATGAGCAACTAACCACCATATGTTTATTATAGAATCATTTGCCCATATTGTACAGGGATGATTACGAAAAGCACCCTTATCTGTCTTATATGGTGTACCATCTATCTTATGCAACTGACCGTAACCATGACCCCACTTGTCAGAGCAAACAATAGAAAGCATTTGACATGTTTCTAATGGCATCTTGACTACATGCTTATCAGGTAAACATTGAGCAGATACATAAGGATCTGGATTAGTTACAAAGATGTTCATGCTACTAATGAAATAAATTCACCAAGAACCTTTTTATTAAGTTTCTTAGTTTTAAGTGATTTCACAAATGCTCTTTTGATTTGGGCTTTGGTAGCAGAATCATCAACATCAAACTCAGAATCCTGAGATAGTGCTGACGAACTTAATCCAAAGTAAGCATCGTACCCAGAGTTTTTAATATTAAAACTCTTATTTTTTCTCCAATCATTCATAATTGTATCATACTCTTTACTATTATCATACCCATAATGAGCATTATGGTAATAAAGTCTCATAAAACTCTTAGCATCTCTAGATGCAAGAACACGTATACCAATAAAATTAGTTGATGGAAACTTGTCTTTTAGATTTCTAATAAGAGCATCAGTAAACTCATGATAACCCCATCCAAGTCTATAAGTTCTACCTAACTTACGATCTCTAAGGAAACATCTGTCACCATGAGATCTATTTCTTCCCATATAAAGATCATCTTCCCAAGAACGTTTAACTTGTGTATTGTGAGAAAGTTGATGTGCTTCACCATCAGTTAATACAATACATTGAGTTTTCTCTACACCATTTTCCTTTTGGAATTTAGGAAGAATTTGATGTAATGAAACAAGTGATTCATTTAGAGGAGTTCCAGAAAGAGACAGACGAGGTGGATAACGATAAAAAACTTGATGACCATGAGAAGATGTAAAACTCTCAGCAATTCTCCAGATGTTTATCATCTGTTGCTCTAAGGTTTTTCCATTCACTTTACTGGTGATAAGATTCATTAAATTAAAATCTGTATCAACTACAAGAGAACCTTCTTTTTCTACATAAGATAACTTTGGTTCTGTATTTTCATACTCACATTCAGAATAACTATATCTTCTACCACTCCACTCATTAGTAAAAGCATAAACCTCAAATGGAATCTGCACTTTTCTACAGAACCAGATTAGATTATAAAGTTGCTTAAGAGTATCCTGAAGAACATACTGCATAGATCCAGACCAATCCAATATGAAAACCAATCCATGATTCTTACCATCAGCAAGTGTAGTTACTTTCTTAAATAGATCCTCATTATATTTGTAAGAATGAAGTTGTGATGTATCTAAAACACCAGTGCGACTAGTAGTGGCACGAGCATAACTAGATGCTGCCTTCTTACACTCAAACTCTTTTACCAAATAACTAACTTCTTTCTGTGCTTCTTTCTTAAATTTTCTATACTCTAAATCAACATTACCAAATAAAGTTTCTGGATACCAATTACTATTATTTCCATATCTTTCTTCTGCTCCTTCTTTTGCTTTACTAAATTCGACTTCACTCACATCCCAGAATTTTTGGATATCATCATGTACTTCTTTATTAGAAGCAATTACAATATCTAAATTAACTTCAGGAACTTCTACATATACATTCTCTACACCATTAGTATTAACAAGATCCTTCAGTTTACTATCTAATGAATCAAGTGTATGTACATCTAGATCATCTATAGTAGAACCAGGATTAACCATCCTATCATCGCTAAGAGTACTATCGCTCCTATCTTCCAAAGGAGAACTAGCATCAGTGTCAGGAACGGTAGGATCAAGATCAGTAGGGACACTAGTGCTGCTATCCCCAGAATCGTCACTATCGTTTTCAAAATCCAACTTAGCTTGTTCGGCTTGTTCCAGAAACTCTTTCTGTTTCTCCTGCTCTTGCTTGCAGTAATTATATAACGCTTCTGCTGCTGCGATGGTGTCAGTAAACGTTTCGGCATTTTGTATTAAAGAGATAATCTCCTTCTCAGGAGCTGAAAAAGGTATATCAAGGAACGAACCAATCTTGAAATATAAATTAGCCCGATCAGCAAGATTAAAATTATCAATATCTTCATCTTCTAAATCAAAGAAATCCTGATCATGTAACTCATTATATCCGTGATAGAAACTTTTGGCAAGACCCATGTACTTGCGTTTCATTAATTTCTCAATTCTAGCATCCTCAACCACATTCATAAACTGATGAGGAATATTCTCTGGAGGATCCTCATTGGGGGTGAATAGTGCGTGTCCTACCTCATGACCCACAAGCATATCATATACTGCATTACTTGCTTTCTCCCAAATAGGAAGAATCAAAACTCTTGTTTGGACATTAAACTGTGCTGTCTCAACGTGCTTATGCTCTACTACAATGTCCTCAGTAGCAAGCAACTTTGCTAGTTGTGACTTGATTTCTTGCTGTACTGCCATCTGCGTTTTCGTTTTGTATGTACCTATAATACGACGAAACCCGCCTTGTGTGGCGGGTAAGTAGACAGTTTATCAGGTGTCTACGTCTTTCTCTTGCACTTCTTAGTGCTTGTGGTTTAAGTGTTCGTTTCTTTTCCTTCTTGGAATGGTGTTGCCAGTTAGGTACTTTCATCTTCCTCACCCCATGCTTCTGCTTCAGCAGTGGACATGCCGTGACATACTGTATATTCGTCCTGACCACCAGGTTCATTTAGAACTGCTGGATTGGTTCCCACCTGAACACACTTTTCGTTAGCCATTGTTCTTTACGGTATCCATAATATTTATTGTAGGATACCATCCCAATTTACGCAATTCAGTTGTGTCAGCACACAAACTGTCTGGTTCTCCTGGTGTATCTTCTTTTATAGGAAGATCTTTACCCATTGCTTGTGCCAATCCTAAGATAGAAGTTTTTTGTCCTGTTCCAACATCAATAGAACCAGTATGAGTAGCTGGCATCAAATACGCAATTGCTCTTACAACGTCTTTCACATGGATATAATCTCTTTCGTGCCTTGTAATGTACTTAGCAGTGTCTTCCTGAAGCATTCTATA